GAAAAACTGGTTTAGCATATGACTTCAGGTCAGTGTTGGAAATTGCCTTCAACACGGAGATCCTTGATCGTCACGTTTACGGAGGTTCCGGAGACAGGAATAAGTGGGCCACTGGTTTTACGTCAGCTACTAAGTACATAGCCGTGAACGAAGTCGGAAACAAGAAGAGTGACATCGAAACAGGAGCAGAAGAATTCTTTAATTCAGCTAAAATTGCTGATACAACTCCCAACGAAATGCCACAAGCTGAAGCGGATATGAAAGGGAAAACGTGGAATTATTTGTTAGGGGGATCGTTTTGTTGCAATCAGCAGGACTTTTGTCTTCAGAAATTCGTCAAGTGCGTCGCAGCTCAGAACAGGAGATATTTGTATTTCAGAATCACGTGCAAGCCTGAGTTTGGCAAGATTCCAAAAGGCGCTTTTCACTATGTTCCGGACCCCACGAAAATCAAAATGATAGATACGCCTGAAGGTCAACTCCCTGATCCTGAGATTTACCTTATTCAAGAGTACACTTTTTTCGAGAAAAATTTGGAAGGGGACACTTCTGGAGACGCGCGTAGTGTGTGGATTGAAGACGTTGGAAAGCCTATGGAAGTCTCGGAATGGCTCACCTACATGTTGAACACTGTCAAGGAACGAAATGCAACCTGCCAAACGCACCTTGACAACATCAAGAAGAAGCGATCTCTCCCCAAGTGCAAGAATTGCGCGAATTTGCAAAATCATTGCCGGTGTTCTCAGTTCCTGCCTTGGAAGGTGGAAGTCAAAAAACCTCCCAGCGCTCTAGACTCCGTTCCCACAATTGAGCAAGTGAAACATGCCGCTTCTAGATTCACCGACTACTTCTCTGAGAAGTATAAGCAGTTGTTTCTGGTGTCAAATACTTCAATGGACAAGATCATCAGAGCTCACGCAGAGAATCGATCGGACTTGTCACTCAAGGAGCAAAATTTGTCTGATTACGGGCTCATTGGCGATACGTGCGAACAAGTCTCCACTTGGTTATGGGCTATGCCGGTGGGAGTATCGCTCACGACGTCGTATTGGATGCATAGAGCAGTCTCATCAGTGGTGAACGTGACTTTAAGACAAATTTTCAACTTTCGAAACTCAGTCATCGCTTTCTTCGTAGTACTGTGGTACACTTGGACGCCGCCGTTGGCTTTTGTGGTGTTCGTTATCATGTTTTTGTTATCATCGACTGTGGCGACAACTTCCGAGTATTTAGCCAGGGCTGTGACGACGCGCAGAATTCGAAATGGCGAGCAAGTTCAGTATTGGCAGAAACCTCTGACTGTTTTCCTCGGAGGCATGGTTGCTGTAGCGGGATTGTATTCGATCTACACCTCTTATCAAGAGTCTTTTCCGAAGAAAGAGAAAGACGACGACGATGAAATTTCCCAAGTCACGATCGCTGATAATGGTGGTTTGAAGATCGTCTCTTCACAAGATCTGAAAGACAGATTGACAAAGCCAGATGAATGGGAGAAGAGAGAAGTTTACGTTCCTACAGCCCCTCCTAGAGTTCGCACAGCCACCGTTGACCAAGTCTTCAACGTCGTCTCAGCAAATACGGTGATGATTAAAGTTCCGTTGGGGAATATTAGGGGTATCATGGTTTACGCCAACACGGCCTTAGTTC